GTAAAAATTAAATTAAAAAACAATGGAAAATTTAACACCAGAACAAGTAGTTGAAAAAATCAACACAAAGTTCAATGAAACGTTGGCTACAATGCCGACAAAAGCAGACCTAGACGGTTTGAAAAATGACGTTGACGCCTTAAAAGGATTAGAAGCTAAAAGTCAAGAAATCGAAAAAGCAATAGCAAGATTCGAGGGCAAAATGGAGGCAATTTCTGAAAAAGGATTTAAGACAGAGCGCGCACCACGTTCACTTGGTGAGGCAATCTCTCAAGCTTATGTTGCTAATATCGATAAGATTAAGGAAACAGCTGAAAAAGGCGGAATGATGACATTAGAAACGAAAACTCTTTATGACACAACAATTGATGGTGATTACTCAGGTAACATCGCATTGTCTACACTAGAAGCTGGAGTTTCTACAATTGCTCGTCCAATCATTAAGATTCGTGACATTGTAAACATGGGAACAACAGCGTCAAAATTCGTAACTTATATATCTCAAAGCGTTCAAACAGCGTCAAGTTGGATTGATGAAGCTGGAGTTAAGATTTCAGGTCAACCGTCTTATGAAGAAATTTCTGAAGAGGTTAAGAAAATCGCTGGAACTGTTAAGATTTCTAAGGAAATGTTATCTGACCTTGCATTTGTTCAATCGGAAATCAATAGAGATTTAATGGCTTCTGTTGACCAAGCAATCGAAGACGCTTTATTGAATGGAGCAGTTGGTGGTATCAATGGAATTTTAACTAACTCAGTTACTTTCTCAGCTGGTACATTTGCTGGTACTGTTGTAACTCCAAACATATCGGATGTTATTAGAGTAGCAATTGCACAGATTCAAAATGCTAATTTCGAGCCTACGCACGTTGTGTTAAATCCTGAGGATGTTGCAGCAATGCAATTGACTAAGTCGTCAACTGGCGAGTACACTTACCCTATGTTCTTAATGGATGTAAATAAAGTGGCTAACTTATCAGTCGTTTCAACTACTAATATGACAGCTGGAACGTTCCTTGTTGGAGATTTCACAAAGTCAAATGTTAGAATGAGAGAGGCTATGAATGTTCAGGTTGGTTATGTAAATGACGATTTCCAACGTAACATGGTTACAATCCTTGCTGAGGCACGTTTAGTTCAATATGTTAAAGCAAACGATTATCCAGCATTTGTTGATGGAGTTGTGGCAACAGCTATTGCAGCGTTGGCGGTATAATAAAAATAACGGGGGTTGAGTTTTTAACCCCCCTTTTAAATTTGCACAATGGAAAAAAGAACTCGTAAAAAAAAGGATATTGACGTTACGTTGAACGTTAATAATGCTGAAGTAAAAGTTAAAAGAGATGTTAAAGGAACAGAAATCGACCTTGACACTCGGATAATTGACGTTCACATTGACAAAACGGTTGACGAAGTAAAGGTCCAAGTTGAAATTGATGACAAAGTAATTTATGAATTTGTTGGAAATGGAGAATCAAAGCATTTACCGAAGGGAACAATTTGGAAAATAACGGGTGAAATGTTAAAGCATTTTATCAAAAAAGGGTTTGGAAAATTAAAAAAGTAATACGATGTTTTTAACAGTTCAAGATTTTACGGGAAAATATCAATTAAGTACGGGAATGTATGATGTGGCTAAGCTACAAGATTACATTGATAAGTACGAAAAACGTTATTTAATTGAGTTATTTGGAGCGAAATTATATGATGAGTTTATAAGTGATTTGACACCATTATATGTGCCTAAATCACCAAACTTTCAACAGATTTTCAATCCATTTTACGAAAATATAACGTTTAGACAATTGATAATTTCCGAGGGAATCATAGAAATGTTAAAGGGATTTGTTTATTTCGAGTATTCAAAAGACCTAATCAACCAAATGACTCCGTACGGAAATGTTCGTCCGATTAGTGAAAATTCGGAGCCTGTAAGCACTTTATACACAATGATTTATGCACGTTATAATGAGGCCGTAAAAACGTATAGAGCAATTCAATTGTATATTATAACGAATTTCAATGCGCCAACGGGACAAGTGATTTTGATTTCTTTAGTTAGTGGAGGTACAAATTACACCTCACAGATTAACAACGGAACGCAAACGTTGATTTATGGGGATGGAAATTTGACCTTAAATATTGTTGCGAACGCTTTTTTTGTTGTAACGTCAGGAACTGTTAATATTGCTGGAATCAATTACGCTGCTGGAATACTTACAACGGTTGTCGGGGGAGATTACAACGCTCAATTTGAGATTACATACGTTGGTAAAGGGGATTTCACTTTGTTTAACGGTCAAACCAAACAAACTTGTTATTGGGTATGATAAACGAGCTGTCAAATATTGTTCAAAACATTGTCTACGATATAGACAACATGATTCAGGGAGTTTATGACATAAACGATGAAAAGACGTATGCTTGTCAAACGAAATGGACCAGAGTAGGCAAAACGGTTGTCGCAAATGGCGAGGAATTCACAGTAACGGGACTTGAAGAGGATGAGTGGTTGACAGGAACGAGTACAAATCCGTTGGTATTATTAGACGGAGTCATTACTTTGCCGTTACCGTTCTTTATTCATGGAACTAAAAAAGCAACCAATCGAGAGTGGACTATTTTAAGCAACAATGTGAGTTCAAAAACACCAATTATATGGCTTTTAGGATCGTTGAATTACAAACAGTTTGGGCGTGAAAGCACTATTGACATTGAAAGTTCGTTGAGAATATTCTTTTTAGACGAAACGGATGTTACAAATTACTACACAGCGGACCATGTAACTCAAG